GGCGCTTTGCCCTTTTGCCTCTGGCTGCCCAGTAAGCTGTCTCGAGGTCAAGGCTCTGGTTCTCCTCAAGCAGGTGCTGCACCTCAGACCTCAGGCTGTTGTCTGTCTCGAAGTCTGGGTGCTGCTGCAGGAAGGTCTTGTAGTTGTCCTGGGCTTGCTGCTGCTCGTATTCGGCCTGCATGGGCTCAAGCACCTGCTGCAGTCGCTTGGTGACTTCTGCCTCAATGCGGGCTTGGATACTGCTCTCGTTAAATGGGTCGTATTCTGGCAGCTCGTCGGGCACCTGCAGCGCTTCCTTGCCCTTCATCAAAGCCTCACGCTCTGCGAGGAAGTCTTTGCGCTGCTCTGCGAGCTCCTGGGTTTTGCGGGTGTAGTCCGCCTGCATGCTGCGCATGAGCTTCGCAATGTCTGGGGGCACCGCCTTGACGGCCTGCTCCCAGCTGAGCCCTCGCTTCTTGGGCTCCTCGCCTTCTGACTGCTCCTCAATCTCTACCTCTGGACCATCCTCCTCCATGGCATCCACCATGGCCTGCACTTCTGCAGGCTCGGGCGCTTCTGGCTGGGTGGTCTCGGGCGCTGCCTCGGGATGTTGCGCCTGCACTTCTGCAAGCACCTGCTCACCTACTGACTCGTACATGTGTCCTCTACTTCAGGAGCTTGATTGGTTGACCCACGCGCCTGTACCAGCTGGGGTTCCAACCTGGCGCCGTAACAAAGCGCACAGGATTACCAAGGAAGGTGGTGCCAAGCTCCAGCACACTCACCCCTTGGATGCGATTCACGAGGAAGGTACGCCACCCAGGCAGGCCGCCCGTGGCTGTGGCGGACTGAGGGTCTACGTAGAGATGCAGGTACGTTCGGCCGTTGGTCCCCTTCCAGATAGCGTGGGGGTTGCCTACACGCTGCCCGAGTGCGCCCGGTGTGCCCTCGGGTTGCCACTTGTCCTTGTAGAAGAAGGTGACCGGCTGCTTGCGCTCGATAGCCTGCACCAGGTTGCCCATGACCCCACCCTCATAGGAGCGGTAGTATGCCTGCTTGCGTGTGGCAGGCAGCACGGACTTAGGCCGCTGCCCGAACCCGAACAGCTGCGCCAGACGAGCCCTGATGCTTACGAAGGCCATGGTGTGCCCCTATCGGCGCATGCGCTTGCTAAAGTCGAACTCCTCAATGTCTTCCTCTTCACCGTCTGGTTCCATGATGGTTTCCTCCATCACCTCGTCAGGCTCAGACGGTGCATCGAGGAACTCGGCGAACTTGCGGTCCTTGGACAGCTGTAGGAGCGCTGCAGTGATGGCGGTGAGCTCGCGGTCTCCCTTGATGTCCGAGAGTTCCACGGGGAACGGCTTACCGTAGTCGTCTGCCGCTGCTGCCATCATGCTTAGGAACCGAGCGACGTCTGCATCCATAGCCTCCACGGGTCCGCTGTAGTCCTCAGGTGTGAGGTCCAGCCCCATGACCTTGGCCGCTGCTGCAATCGCGCGAGTGAGCGCTGTGTAGACCTTGGCACTGTAGGGGCGCTCAGGCCGTGGCACCAGGTCCGCCATCTCCTCACCGATGACAGCGTCTTGCTCTTCTGCGATGGCTGCGAGGTCTGCAGGCATACCCTGCGGGGCTGATGCGATTACGAGGGGCATGGTTACAATCCTTCCGGGGGCATGCCCCCTGCATTGGGGAACGGTAGGGGAGCAGGTGCAGGCTGCGCCTGGTCGACGGGTTGAGGCTGCATGGCCTGCGCGAAACTCTCGGGCAGTTGATAGGTCCGCACAATCTCAGCAAGCACCTGCTGGGGGTCTGCACCGAGCTGCACAAGCAGTGGTGTGAGACGCTCGAGGGCCTGCTGCTTTGTCAGGTCGCTCATGGGTGTGGTGCCTGCATCGACTGCCCAATAGGAGAAGTCCCCGGTGAGGTCGTCTGCGCTCAGGATGGTGGGGCCTACAGGGTTGGGCAGGCTAAGTGGCTCAGCATCATCCCCGAGGACTACAGACAGCATGATGTTGTAGGTCTTGGCAATCGAGGTGATGACGGCGTCTCTGGTGCGCGCCATGCGCCCCACCTCGCTCGAGGTGTACGCGGCGAGCAGCTGCTGCTCAGTGGCTGTGCTCTTGGTGACCTCACCACGAGTGAAGGGCGCGAGTAGCCCAGCCTGGTCGATGTCGGCCTGGACAGTGTTGCTGTAGAGCGTGATGTCTGCAGGGATGGGCGACTGTGGGACGGGCAGCATATTGCCTTCGAGGGGTGCGCCTGGTTGCAGGTCCACCTCGATAAACTCCCCATCCATGCCCTGCGCAATCTTCGCAGCGCCATCCTCGGACAGGAAGCCTGCCCGGACCATCCACTGACGAGCCATGCGACGCACACCCTGCGCTTGGTAGGTCCGCATGACGTTGAGCTCGCGGAACTGGTCAAGGCTGCGACGAATGAGCGAATAGCCACGCAGTGGGGTGTCAGGGTCTCGGCTGAAGTACAGCGGGATGATGGGCACCACAGGGCGACCGTTGGCAGACTTGTATGGGATGCCTGTGGTCTCGTGCTCGGTCTCGATGTCAGGGCGCTCGGTGTCTGCTGCTGCATCCTCGTCAAGCGCACCCACCTGTACCTTGACGCCCTCGAAGAGATGCGCCTGCCCGTTGCTGTGGTCTGGTGACCAGACCACAAGCGCATCGTCGAGTAGGTCGTACAGCTCCACGACCTTGACCCACTTCTCCTCTGGTGGGGTCTGCGTAGGGTCACCCAGCCCGAGCATCTGGTCCTTGCCTGCTATCCCTGTGGATTCAATCCACTTGCTATATCCCCTGCTCCTGAACTCGTCGGGTGTTTTGCTGTAGCGCTCGCAGGCCTCGAGCAGGGGCATCAGGTACACATGCCCCACGTACCTCTGCTGTTCCCAACTCGTGGCCGTCGCATCTACGATGACCTCCCAAGGTGGCAGGGCTGCGCATGACACACGCTTCAGAGGGTCTGCGCTCAGCACTGGTGCCAGCTTGATAAACCCACAGGGATAAATCAGCGCCAGGCGCGTGGCATCCTCGAGCTGCTCGCGAACAGTGAGCAGGTAGCTATTGGCCGTGGCTTCTGCTACCTCAGCGTTGCCCCTGCCCCTGATGTCTGGCTGCACCTCTACGCTCGGATTCTTCGCGTACAGGCTCCCGAGGTAGGACTCCACCACTGCATATGCCTTGGGCACCTCAGTGCGTAGGATGCCGTCGAGGGTGGGCTGCTGTGTCTGAAAGAACCGCGTCATGTACAGGTTGCGCAGCTCGCGGAGCTCGTCACGTCTGCCGTTCCAATAGACGTCATGCTGCTCACTGATTGACTGGCACTGCTCAGGGGTAAGCATGGAAACTCTCAGAATGGCAGGTTGTGCGAGCGAATACGCCTTGCTCGGCTCGCTTGTATCAGGTCGTCTATGCGGGTGCGCCCCGATTGTAGCGCATGAGTCCGCCATGATGACGGAATATCGCGCAGGCACCGGTACGCTAACGCCATCGCCATCGCAGCATCATCATGGCCGCCCTTAGGTGCCTCAGGTGCGACCTTGCCCGCGGGGATGGTGAGGCTGCGCAGTTCCATCCATGTGACTCGGTCCATTACCTTGATTACCTGTAAGCTCTCACGCAGGGTGTCAAAGGCCTCGAGCTTTGACTGCAGGGTGGTGACCCAGGGCTTCTGCTGGGGGCTGCGCCACTGCTGCCGATACCCGCAGTGCGAGACCTCGAGCAGGAAGGCATGCCCATGGTTATTGCTTTCCGCGAGCATCAGCGCATTGTTGTACCTGGTGGCCACCTGGATGCAGCGATGTGCCCAAGCAGCTGGGGTCACCTTGTTGTTGCGCTCAGTGTAGACCGGCTGCATCGTGGAGACCGATACCACACACAAGGCCGAGTAGTCGCCCCCCACCCCTCCGCCGATGTCCACACCCATGACGTAGCGGTCGTGGGGATGTGGCGCCTCTACCTCTCGCCCATGGCGTTTGCCGTGCAGCTCGTGCTCGATGACGTGGATATCTTGGAGCACCTCCTCACCGTAGTAGCCTCCCTCTCGCCCGAGAAAGCAATCATCAAGGCAGGCGGGGTACTCGCGCCGAAACTTGTACGGCCCGAGAGTCGCGAGGTAGCGCCTGCGCCAGGCAAGCTGCCCATCAGTCACTCCGTAGGCTTTGACCAGGTCCACCTCTGCCTCTGTGTGCTCGAAGCTGTCAGGCTCAGGGTCTGCGTATTTTGGCTCCTGTTGCCACCAGTGCGTGATGATGTGCCAGCCATTCTCTGGTGCACCTGCAATCAACTCACTGAACCGGTCGCCCGGGTTGTTTGCTGTGCTCTCGAGGATGAGCAGGCCATCACCCACAGCAGACAAAGCCTGAGCGAGTAGCTCCTCCTGGTCTGGTGCGAACGCAAACTCAGACAGCAGGGCGGCCTTGGGACTGAAGCTGCGCAGGCCTGTGGAGCTCCTCGAGGTAAATGCCTTGAGGGTAGCCCCTGTGTCTGCAAGTCTCAGCTCACCCTTCGCCCGCGTGTCAAGGTCTCGCTGCAGGCCGTTGGGCAGGTGGTGCAGCCACCTCCTGTGGTCGTCGAGCAGGGCAGTGGCAGACTCGGCCCGTAGCGACACGACAGCAAACAGGGCAGCAGTGGGCGTAGCCATCCACTGCTGGTGCAGCACCATCTTGCAGCCCGTGGTTGCTGCGACCTGGCGCGCCTTGATTATCAGAATGCGGTTATATCCGCGCTTTACTGCGTTAAATATCTTCACCTGCATGGGTAGAGGTATAAAGGGTATCTCCTGCTTGCTGTCTTTGTCCTGTACTCGATGCAGGCGGCAGAACTTCGCAGGGTCACCCATCAGCCCCGAGAGCTTGCCGTGCAGCTCCTCGGGAATGTGGGGAGGTATGTAGATGCTCATGGTGTCCTCTCACCTACAACCTACCACTCCCCCACCAGGCTGAGCACGTTCTTGAGCTCGGCGATGTCTGGCGTATCGGCTGCAGCATCTGCCCGTTGCTGGGCTGCCTGCCTGCTCCACTCGAGCACACGCCAGGCCGTGTCCATGCGCGCCTTGTTTGGGCTTTCCCTTCCTTGCAGTGTGCCCTCGATGCAGCTGATGGCTTCAGGAGCAAGAGCAAGAACAGCATCCAGCAGTTGAGGCTCAGTCATTCGCTTGGACATAGGTACTTCTCCGGTGTGAGGGGTAATCTCTTGACATGCGTACCCTGCACAGACCTAAACCCCCATCAACAGCCCATAGTGCAGGGTGTGTACCATTTTACCCTATTTTCTCTCAGTAGTGAAAACGTACAGGGATTGGGGTCAATCGGAAAGGGGGGCAGAGGCCACACACCCTGCACTCTGCCCATCAGCAGCACCTTTGAGTCTGTGCGGGGTACGCATGTCAATACTTTTGAGGTGGGTGGGGGCTTACAAATCCTTGACAGGGATGGTACCAATGTACCCCTTGGCACCAATGGGCCCAGTGGGTACGATGGCTCCACCAGTCGCAGGGCATCAACCTCACACACATAGGAGAGCGCTGGACAACATTGTGCAGCCCTGCGGCTGGTACCCTCCCAACATCCAGCCACGAGAACACCATGAGACAACACATCGAAGACGCTGCAGGGGCAGTCATCATCTGTGCCTTTCTCTTCCTGCTCATGAGCCTGTGAGGACATCATGAGTTTTGCAGCCTGGGTAAACTTTTCCAACGTCAACACCATCCTGCACCCCGAAACCGTAGCCAGCGCAACAGGGCAGCGTGGCACTACCCATGCGATGCTCGATGAGCTCGCAGACGGTAGCTACCGACTGTTCGATCGATGCGCAGAGGGAAAGACGCCAGACGGCTTCGCATACGACGAGGTCTATAGAGACTCACTTTCCGCCCGATACGATGCCCTGCGCCTGGTCAAGGTGTGGGCGTCTGGACCCGGTCAACACACAACCTGAGGACATCATGCCCGACACCATCTACCGAGACATCACGCACGAGCTGCAGAAGATTGAACAATCCGCTGCAAGACTTGCAGGAGACGCACCAGACCTCAGCCTGGAAACGCTGCGAGCTCGCATCGATGCACATGAGCGCGCTGTGGTGTTCACTGTCATCCAGCTCTGCAACTCCGTGGAGCGCCTTGCGCGGGAGGCAGGCCAATGACCGCACAGGCTGAGCCATACCGCCCCAGACTTTCCACCTCACTGGCTGCAGACCTACGGGTAGCATCGGGGCTCGCAGGCATGACAGTGCCTGAGTACCTTGAGCAGGTGGTTGCCCCGTTCGTCTCGACGGACCTGCAGCGGCGCATCGAGCGCAAGCACCTGCAGCGGGTTGCAGGAGTCTCAGCAGAATGAATGCCCAACACCCTGACACTCGAGTACGTGCTGTGTGGCCGACACCTCCAGAGGGATGCTGCTACGTGGAGCAGTCCCTCAAGGGTGGCGACTACATCAGCACCGGCTACTTCCACAGGGGCACAGTCGACAAGAGGGGCAGGGGTCGCAGCGTCGAGAACTGCCAAGGGGTCACCTCGCTGTTCTTTGACCTTGACCTGCTCGGCCTGGTGGATGCTGCTCGGCTTGCTCGAGGTCAAGCACTGCCCGACAAGGCAGCAGACCGCAAGGCGCATATGTACCAGATGCCGGAGGAGCAGCGACAGGAGTGGCTTGACCTCCTACTGCAGGATGTGGGTGGCATCCTCGAGACTGTCATGGGTGCACCGCCTACGCTCACCATCTGTAGTGGCTGGGGCTTCCACTTCCACTACGCCATTAGCGAACCCATGCGAGTGGAGAAGGCAGCCCTGCAGGAACTGCATGCTGCAGTGGTCGACGAGTGCAACAGGCAAGCCAGCGAGCTCGGGCAGACCCTGCATCCACCCCTCACCACCTACCACAAAGCATATGACCGGACGCACGATGTAGGGGCGCGCCTTGCTCGAGCACCAGGCAGCCAGAACACGAAGTGTGAGTGGCGCATGCTGCCCGTGGACGTGGTGGCCGCATCGGAAACACTGCTGGACTCAGACACAGTGGGCAGGCTTCGCCAGCAGTGGCAGCGGCAA